TGTTCAAGGTGCAGGTTCAGGTTTATGGAGAATCTCACAAAATGCTTCTCAGACAATTTCATTTAACGCTGCAACAACAACATCTGGAACAAGTGGTTATATTCTCTCTACTAGTCAATTTGATACAATTGATCTTGTATGCATCACAACAAATAATGCGTGGGCTGTATTTACATCGACCGGTAACTTGAGCGTAAACTAATCAATCTATGGCCATGTATTATGAAGTATGTGGCCTTTTAAGAAATGGATAAAATATGGCAGTAATAACAAATTCAATATGTACAAACAATGCAGAAGTTGATATCCAAAGTGGAACAGGTGCTTTGAGCATTGCGACGAAAGCAGCCGCTACAAATATTGTGTTGGGCAATACAAGTTCAACCACAGGATTAACAATTAAACTTGGTAGTGGTGGTTTAACTATTCCAACTCTTAATTCATACGGCTCTTTAGTAACAACCAATGCGGGTTTAATTTCTGATGCTGCTGCAGGTGCAAGTGGCACCATATTGATTTCAAACGGCACATCGAGTTTACCAACTTATCAGACTTTGCCTTCAACAAGTGTACCTGTAGATGGCACAACAATATTAAACACAACGAACGTACATGCATCAGGATCATTTGTTGGAAGTATTACAACGGCACCGGTAAGTTCCAGTCTTGCAACAGCTGGATTTGCAACTTCATTAACAGCGGGTTCAGCAGTTCAAAACACAACAGGATATAATTTATTGGTGACGATTAGTTGTAATATTACCAGTTCAACGGCTGCAACATTAGTTATGGGTGTTGGATCAACAAGTACACCAACAACTAATACGGTAGTTGCTTCATTTACTGCAGCGGCTGTTGCCGTCTATAATTTTTCAGCTATCGTACCAAATAACTACTATCTATTAGTTAATACGACAGGAACAATTGTTGTAGGATCAATAACTCTCGTTGCTTGTGCAATATAAGGATAAAATATGGCAGTAATAACAAATTCAATTTGTACGAACAATCAAGAGATAGATATCCAAAGTGGAACAGGTGCTTTGAGCATTGCGACGAAAGCAGCCGCTACAAATATTGTGTTGGGCAATTCATATGGATCTTTAGTAACAACCAATGCGGGTTTAATTTCTGATGCTGCTGCAGGTACAAGTGGTACTATATTAACTTCAAATGGTACATCGAGTTTACCTGGATATGCTGCATTACTGGCAAGTTCAGTAACTATTGATAATTCTACTATTATCGATACCGTTCAATTTTCATCTATCGGAGCTACAGTTGCGACGGGAAGCAGTCCTCAAGATTTAACATTTTATACAATCTCAGGGACGTCATATATAACCGTTATTAATCAATCAACATTTTCTACATATTCATGGAGTGGAACAGCATGGGTTTCTATTGGTGCAGCAATTTCACCTGGATTCACATTGCATTGTGTAAATTCGTTTGTTATTAGTGGTACGCAATATTTAGCAATAACAACTAATACTGCAGCTTCAGGATTACTGACTTATTCATGGAACGGTTCTACATTTGTATTAGTTGGATCTGCACTTGCTACAACATATGCAGGCTATTCATTAACTAATTTTGTTATATCAAGCACTCAATATTTAGCTGTTACAAGTAATAATTCTATAAGTGCTGACATTCAGATATTCTCATGGAATGGAAGTGCATTTACATTATTAGGAAGTGTATCAGGTGTAACCGCAACAGCAGTGGGCAACGGTCCGACAATTGTATCATATGTAATAAGTGGAACTCAATATATAAGTTATAATGATGGCAATCAAAATCTTATAACCTATTCATGGAATGGAAGTGCATTTGTATTAGTTGCAACCGACGCAGTTTTAAATGCAGCAGCTTTATATTTAACAACATATACCATAAGTGGTACGCAATATATATCTACTGCAAATCAAGGAAATAATACATTTTCTACCTATTCATGGAATGGAACTCATTTTGTATCAATTGGTGGTAATATAAAAACAGGTAGTACTGTATATGGTATAACATCATATACTATTGGAACTTCTCATTATATATCGGTAACAAATAATAATGCTTTAAGCAAAACTGTATCAACATATATTTGGAATGGTACAACATTTATAAAAAATCAATTAGATGTGGCAACAGGAACTACTCCAAGAAATATAATTTCATATGTTATTGGTACGACATCATATTTATCATGTACAAACAATACTTCAACATCACTTTCTACCTATAAATCAGGTGCTAATGCTATACAAATGACGGGTGTATTTCCTGCAAGTATAACAACTGCTCCTGTTGCATCATCAACTGCAACGGCAGCATTTGGAACAACGCTTACATTAAGTACAGCGACTCAGAATACAACAGGTTATGATATATTATTAAATATTAGTGTTGACGCAGCAAGTTCAACAAATGGAGTATTATCAATTGGTGTTGATAACAATTCAACCCCAGGCTCCAATGCAATTATAAAATCTATTACATCTGCAACGGAAAAAGTATATAACTTTGCTGTTATCGTTCCCAATAATTATTATGTAATACTTAATAAATCAGGGACAATGTCAGTTAATTCAATAACTATTCAATCATGTGCTATGTAAAAAGGAGTTACGATGATCGAAATGTATTTGTATGGTGTTTTAATCGGTGCATCTCTTATAGGATCAAGTGGAATGGCTATAAATTGCTATCTAAGACGACAAAATCCACCCGTTGAAGTTCCAGTCATAACGCCACATGAACATCACTTAGAAGATGTTCTTGGTGATATTGTTGAAGAACAGATGACACGACGACCTGAAAGTAATCATGCACAGATAAAGATAAAAATAAAAACTAATCATAGTAAAGATCAGGAGAAATAATATGTTAAAAATCATACTTTTATGTTGTTTTTCAACTGCACTTTTATGTGCTTCAGAAGTAAGTGATGCAGCAAAAAGAATTCTTCATAATCATGGAAATGCTGATTTCGTAGCATGTCTTGATTTCTTTATACGCCATGATATTGACCCTGAAGAATCAGTCTATTTTAAAAAGTTAATCGACGATAATATAGATGCATACAATACATATATGAAACGTCATAATAAGGAGCACAATGGAAACAGAAAACATAATTAAATATGGTTCAATTGCGTTAGCAGTTATTCTTTGTATCGGTATTAAATTCTATTTTGGTGCTAATCCAATCGTTAATGATGTTGATCAAGCAATTGAGTCGGTAGTAAAAACTGAAACGAGTTATGATATTACACCGATTGTTGATGCTGTATAAATAAAGCTTTTTATTATTATTGGACGTCTATACAGGCGTCCATTTTTATTTGGTAGATTCTTTCATTCTTGTCTATGTTATGTGAAGTTTATAAATCACTCTTAAAAAAGGAGGTGTATTATTTTATTTCCACAACTCGGACCACAATATTATGATGAAGAGCATAAAGAAGTTTTAGCACGCATGGAATCTTTCTATGCTCAATCGATAACTATCTCGCAATCATTTTGGGGGGAAGCGGACACCGATACGCGCTTTGAGACGGGGGATCAGACACTATGGAATGATCTTTATGGAAATCTTCCTGCAAACAGAAAGCGTCAATTCTCATTTAACAGAATTCGTCCTGTTGTTAATATGATCAGTGGATATCAAAGAAAGAATCGAAAATCTATTATTGTTGTTCCTATTGAAAATGCTGACAATCAAACAGCAGATCAATTCACCAAAGTTATTATGTGGTGTGTAGCACAAGAAGGAATACTCGAAACGATATCTGAATCATTTCATGGTGCTCTTGTTACAGGTATGAATTTACTTCATGTATGGCTTGATTATAGGTCTGATCCTGTGTCAGGAAATATTAAAGTTGATAATTGTTCATATAACTCTTTTCTCATAGACCCATATTTTCGCAAGGCAGATTTATCAGATTGTAATGCGATATGGAAACGAAGTTTCTTAAATAAACGCGAAGCCATCTCTTTATTACCGGACAAAACGGAAGAAATCCTTGGACTTATCGGTTTGGATTCCGGAACAGGACGGGATGGCAAATTCCAGTTTATGCCTGAATCATATAATTATGGAATGAAAAACTTACTCACGTACGATGAATTCTATTATCGTGATTATCGAACGCAAAAGATGTTGGTTGATACCGAAACCGGTGAAACCATGGAATGGAAAGCACAAGATGAAGAAAAATTAGAATTATTCTTACAAACATATCCTTCAGTAACAATGATTGAACAAGACATTCCTACGGTGCGTCTTGCAATCGTCGTTCAAGGTAAAGTTATGTATGATGGCCCAAATCCTCTTGGTATTGATTCATATCCTTTTGTTTGCACTTTAGCATATTATAATCCTCAAATGCCTTATTTCCCATGGCGTATACAAGGTGTAGTTCGTGGATTACGCGATTGTCAGTATCTTTATAACAGACGTAGAATTATTGAAATGGACATTCTTGAAAGTATGCCAAATTCGGGTTGGATTGCGAAAGAAAATTCTATGGTTAATCCCAAAGATGCTTTCCTTACAGGACAAGGTCGAGTTCTCTTTTTAAAAGAAGAAGCAGCGATGACTGATCTTGTACAAATCCAAGCCCCTGTTATTCAACCGACAATGATTCAAATATCAGAACTTCTTGGAAAAGACTTCACTTTAGTATCAGGTGTTAATGAAGAACTTATGGGAAGTGCTCTTGATGATAAAGCAGGTATTTTATCAATGCTGCGTCAAGGCGCAGGTTTAACAACCTTACAAGTACTTTACGACCAATTAGATCGTACTCAAAAACTATTGGGTAAAATCATGATTGATGTTATTCAAGCTAACTTTGTTCCCGGTAAAATTCAAAAGATATTAGAAGGTGAACAACCTGCCGAGCAGTTCTATAATAAAGCTTTTGGTGTCTATAATGCTGATGTAGAAGAAGGATTAAATACTGCTACGCAACGTCAAATGCAATTTGCTCAGATGTTACAATTGAAAGAAATGGGACTACCAATAAGCCCTGAAGATTTATTAGAAGCAGCTACATTACAGAATAAAGATCGTGTTATTAAAAACATGCAAGCTGCTGAACAACAACAACAGCAGCAACAGCAACAAATGCATCAAGTTGAAATGCAATTACAACAAGCTCAAATTGAATTAGCTCAGGCACGAGCAAAAGCTGATATTGGTCTTTATGCTGAAAGAACTTCACGCGTTGAAGAGAATCATTCAATGGCTATAGAACGTCTCCATAGGGCGAATTCCGAGGATGAATCTGCCATGTTAGATAAGGTTAAAGCGTTACGTGAATTAGAATCTATGGATATATCACATATACAACAACTTATAGAAGTGGCTAATTCGATACGACAAACCGAATCTGATATTGCTGAAACTTCAATTGGTAAAGTTGCAGGTCAAACTCAAAGATCAGTTGCAGGTTCATAATGAGCACGGTAAGATACACAAGATTTCATACGGAATGGTTTCGTATGGATAGTTAGAGGTACAACCTTATTGTCTAAAAAAGGACAGTAGTAACTATTGAAAGGCCTATTATGGCACACAAAAAGAAGCATCATGAGTCAAAGTCGATGTCACGTAGACATCATGAAATGCATGATGCGGGTATGATTACTGAAGATCATTCAGCAATTGCAAATATGCCGCAAGAAGTGAAAATGCATGCATGGCCACGAGCTCATGAAGGTATGGATTCAAGACTTGATGATACTATTCATGGTATTAATCGTCAGATGAATCGTGATGAGTCTGAAACGCATACTCATTTAAAACCACACAAATATTAACGAGGAATACTATGCCTGTAGCACCACGCGCAAAAGGCAAAGCGCAGAAAATTGCCTTTAAGATTCTGGGGAAACCTGCAAATCTTAGTTTTAAGCGTTCTCCGCAACAGGAATATGTAAACGAGTTATTGATTTCACAAGAATCAAGTCGTGTTAAATAAAGGAATGTCATGGGAAATGGTAGACCACGCGTTAAAAAGGCGATGAAATCTAAAGGTCGTCATGAAGTAATGCATAATATGGTAGAAGATATGGCTGCTGCATTCTATCGTCGTGTTAATCCAAGAAGAGAACAAGAAATTATGGATGCTCGAATGATACAAGAAGACCCAAATGGAATTGCTAATCTATCGGAAAAAGTTATTAACCGTAGATTTAATGCGAATCGTTTTATGCAATCTCTTGGTAAATGTGATGAATACTCTGAAATCTAAGGATTATCATGGCTAAAGATAAAAAGAAGAAAATGAAAAAAGTTATGAAGGAATTTTCAGAAGAAAAACTTCATTCAGGCTCCAAAAAAGGCCCATTGGTAACCAATCCTAAGCAAGCAGTCGCAATTGCTTATCATGAGGCAAAGGAGTCTAAAAAGAAGACTTCTAAAAAACATAAAAAGTAGTATTCTATGCATATGCATTGTCTCTTAATTTTTTTCCGAGCATCATAGTATATATGATGTTCGGTTTTCTATTAAAAAAAAGGAAAGTAATGAGTTCATTTCTTATTATAATAACAATTATGATCGGTGCTTTCGTATTTCCCAGAACCACTTTATTCATTTTATTATTATGTTTGGTTTACAATATCGAAATAACGGTAAAGAATCATTATTTATTATCTGAACCTTTAATAAATAAAGGGTATTAATGATAGAAATCAAACTTAATAAATTCAAACCTCGTGATTATCAATTACCCATATGCTTAGCACTTGAAGAACATAAATATAGAAAACTGTTTCTTGTTATGCCTCGAAGAAGCGGTAAAGATCTTGTATGTATAAACCTTATGATACGACAAGCAGTTCGTAGAGTTGGTGTATATTTTTATATGTTACCAACGCAATCTCATGCTCGCAAGGTTATATGGGATAGCATAACTAATGATGGTCAGCGTTTTTTAGATTTTATTCCGAAAGAAATCATTAGATCAATGAACTCTCAGGAACTAAAGATAACTTTAATTAATGGATCAATTCTACAATTCTTAGGAAGTGATAACTTTGATAGCATCGTAGGAACAAATCCAAGAATGATTGTCTTAAGTGAATATTCATTATGTGACCCACGAGCTTTACAGTTCTTTAGACCTATTTTAAATGCCAATGGCGGCACACTTATTGTTAATGGAACACCACGTGGCCGTAATCACTTTTATGATTTATATATAATTGCTCGCGATAATCCACAAGAATGGTATTGTAAATTCTTAACACTTGATGAAACAAAACATATATCTACTGAGGAAATACAACGTGAAATTGATTCAGGTGAAGTTAGTCTGGATCTTTCCAATCAGGAATATTATTGTAGCTTTGAACAGGGGGCTCAGGGAGCTTATTATGCTCGATATATTGATGACTTGAGACTGAAGGGTCAAATAGGAATTGTTGGATGGGAGTCGGCTCATTCCGTTCAGACGGCGTGGGATCTGGGTATGTCGGATATGACTACGATTATATTTTTTCAAAAAATTGGGCAAACGATACGAATTATTGATGTGTATGAAAACAACTCTCAAGGATTAGAACATTATGCCAAAGTACTTAGCGATCGACCATATTCATATAGTTATCATTGGGCTCCTCATGATATTGCCGTCAGAGAGTTGGGCACGGGACTCTCGAGACTTGAGAAGGCGCGCCAACTTGGAATCACGTTTCAATCAAGAGAATCGGGTACGAGATCAGCATTACCGAATGTATCTATTGAAGATGGAATTGAAGCAGTTCGATCATCATTTTCGAAAATGTGGATCGATGAGAAAAATTGTCGTTCACTCATCAAAGCATTAGAAAACTATCGTAAAGAATGGGATGATAAACGTAAAATATATAGAGATAAACCATTACATAATGATGCTTCTCATTTTGCTGATGCTTTTCGATATCTTGTCTTATCATTATCACGAAGGAAAGATCGTGAAACAACTGAACAGGATATTGATAAAATGCATAATGAAGCACGTGGATTGATATCAAGTGGTATGGATGAAAGTAACGGATTTTTTTCAAGGATGTATGAATAATGAATTTTAAAGAAGTTGAGAACTATGAAAAATATTGGAAGCAAAATAAAGATGGTGAACTGGCTGTTGAAATAACAAAAAAACAATGGGATGAGATTGCCATACGACTTCAAACAAAAGATAATGACATCAACAGAAAAGATAAAGAAATTAAAGAGCTTAAGAATGAACTCAGTGAGACTGTGCGTATGGATAACATACAAGCTATAAGAGGAGTTTTGTTATCAGCAATTATTATAATAGGTGTTGGCTTTTTGATTCATGCATCCTTCTCATTGGAATACTACAAGATTGATGCTTTAAAAGGAATCGGTTATGCAAGTATTGATAATATAGGTGATGTTATTGATAAAGTATATAAATAAGAGTGATTATTATTGAATTTACCGTACTACGTGTCCCAATTTACCGTACTACGTTGCAGTAGAAATTAATTAAAGTATGTTTAAACAAAGACAAAAAGGATAATGCGATGCAAGTGAAACGAGAACTAACAGATGAAGATAAACAAACAAATATGATGGATATATTGACTCGATATACAAGATTATGTAAAAAGTTATGCTTTAAAAATTCACCCGCTTTTGACCGACATGATCACAGTTGTCCATTTGAATTAGTTGAAGATAAGAATGATTAATTCGAAGAATGAAAATGTTACATTTATTGATTTATTTTCAGGAATAGGTGGATTCCATATT